AGTCAAGAAAAATCGTACATGCTAAGTGCTTGATATATAACGATAACTGAAAAAAAATCTATAAAATTGGTTGAATATGATCAATTCTCGGTAGGGTCCTGGTGATAAATGTGGGGGTATTGCCCGCAAATCCACAGCCTGCGTTCAGTTTTTCGCATATGTGTTCTGCTGGATTCTTCTCATCATATGCAGCGATATACTGCTTAGTGCGAGACTCATAAATTTTATAGGTGTTGCCGTGGCGCCTTACTGTATATTTTTTCATGTCAATAATCCACTAAAATCCTTTCTGCCCATTTTCTTCGTTGACCAACGCATTTTGTCATCTTCGTCCATGCGCATACCATAATCTGAATTGTCCATCACTGGAGTATCATCTACCAAGTTCTGCTCATTATCGTCTACGTCATATAGCCTCATTTTAGCCCTATCTATACCGACAACGAACCGCTTGTATTTTGCCAGATCGTTGTATCGATTTTTCAGTTGTTTTATCATGAGCTGGTTAGCCGACTCAAGCTCTTCTGTCGTAATCAGTGCGATCATGAAGTCGGCTGTAGCAGGTAGACCAAAACTTTCTGACGTATCTTCAAGGCCTGGATCACTATTGCTGAAACCAGAGCGAGTCGTTTGTGTTGCTGATACGATAGGTATATCTTTCTCTACAGCAAGTCCCCGTAGCTCCTCTGCGATGGCCTTGATATATGTATAGCTATTGACTGCTGCTCCCATTTTCATTCTGGATGATGCGCATATATTTAGATAATCTACGTACACGATGTCTGGTGTGAATGTGCGTTTCAATTTTAGTTCATTGATTAGATGCCGAAAATGTCCTGTACCAGCGACAGCGGTGGGATATTCCTTGACGATCAATTTACCAGTTGTCTTATTTTTAACTTGACTGATTTTTTTGTTGTACATATCTTTTGATAGGTCCACTAGTTCATCAAGTGGTACATTGAGTAGATTAGCATCAATACGTTCAGCAATGCGCTCCTCAGCCATCTCTAGCGTGATATACAGCACATTCTTACCTTCCATAAGATTGGCTGCTGCCATATGACACATGACAAGAGATTTACCCACACCAGTGCCCGCTAGAATTATGTTCAGCGTTTTCTTCGGTAGTCCGTCGCTTGTGATACGATTCATATAGTCAAGATCAAACGGAATACGCTCTTCTACTTTATGATAGAAATTAAATCGTTCTTCAGAGTCATCAATGAAATCATGGCCAATATTTGGATCAAATGATATAGCCAACGCCTTTGTGAGAACTTCTGGAATTCTACCAGTTTCATCTTTGCTATCAATTATAGATATTGATTCCATAATAGCATTATATAAAGCTTTCTCTTGACAGAATTTTTCAGTCGTTTCCAGTAACCACTCTTCATTTTCTTCCTCTGATACAACCAATTCTGATATAGTACTTTTACATGATTCAAAATCACTATCAGTAATATTACTTCCTGAATCTATTTCAAGAATCAACGCCTCTCTTGTGGGCATATTATTATACTTGTTAACAAATTTATCGATAGCTTCAAAGACAAACTTATCAGATTTCTCAGTGAAATATTCAGCCCTTAGATAAGGTAAAGTCCTTCGTGTGTAGTTTTCATCATTCAGTAGGTGTTTCAATATCGTTGTTTCGATCTTCACTATCAATTTCCTCATCTGTTCCATACGAGAATTCGACCCCAGCCGCAATCTCTAATTGATGCATAATATCTTCAGTAAAATACTTCTCAGGTTCCTCTATGATTGTTTTTCCAAAATGCTTTGAGCCATCAGGCATTTCATATCTAGTAGCAACTTTCTTTATTATATCATATTTCTCGGCCAAGTCAAGTAGTCCATAATATTTATTTAAGCCACTCGCATAAGACAACTTCACTTCGATCTGTTTGTTCTCTTTTGTAAAGCGACTTTTATGCATAGTAACACGTATGATATTGCCGACAACATCTTTACCCTCCTTATCTTTTTTCTTTGTCAGATAACAAATAGATGAAGATGCGTATTTCAGTCCTGCACCACCAGACATTTCACTTGTAGGAACATAAGAACCAATCACTTGATACGTATGATTAGTTACCAGCAGCGGTACGTTAGCCTTAGCAAGCTTTAATGAGAGAACACGGAATGTGCCACGTAGTAGTTGTGATTTGGTCATGTCTCGCTTGTCGTTACCTTCAGTAACGTCTGCCAACTCTTTAATAGATGATAGCATACCTAGACTATCAAGAACCATCATCATGGGTGGCGTTTCTGTTTTTGTTCTAGAGAATCTATCTTCAAGATTGTCAATGTATTTGTCGAGCATCTGAACAGCCGACGTTCGAAACGATTCAATGCTATCTGGTTCTGAAATAACAACCCGATCTACATCGATACCACGAGATGACATCATATCTTTAGTCACCGCAGCTTCAGTGTCAAAGTAGATAACACCGCCTGTAGGATTATCAGTAAGGAACTTCTTCATAATACCAAGGACAAAAAACGTTTTACCTGTCGCACTCTCTCCAGCGAACGTAGTGATCTTTGAGTTTGGCACTCCACCATACAGACTGCCAGAAAGAGCAGCATTTAAAATATACGACCCAGTGTCAATCGTGCCTGAAAATTCAGAACTGTTTGATCCATCTGTCGCAAGACTAGTATTGTCAATACCAGCTATAACATCATGTAAAAAATTTGCCATTATTTATCCTTTATATACACTATCAATTTTATCACGGAACTCTTCAATTTTGTCTAAGCGATTAGGCCAGAGTATGTAATCTTTCTCTGGGTTCTGCGCAAGATTATTAAGCAACGGTTGAAACATATAATACAGGGTATTAATTTTATTGTCAAGCTTTTCTTTCTCAGAAGATGATAAAGTTACCTTGCGCTCTACCTTCTCTTTCTCTGCTTGTAGTTCAGTGACGATAGTTAGTTCATCTTCATCAACGATGGTGAATCCAAAATCGAAATCTGTTTTCGTGTTTTCTACTGCCATAACGCCTCCAACGTATTTTGTTTTTCTGTCTTCCAGCCTACAGAGTCGAGAATCGATCTGATGGGTTCAAGGAATGTTTTTGAAAATTGCAAGTCATAGTCTATGTATTTTTCTAAGCCGAACTCTGGTGGCAACACATTAATTATAGATATGACATTATTGCGGACGGGATTAGGTAGCTTCAGATAACAAAATTTTATCTTTTCACCGTCCTTAATCAATTCGTACTTTCTATTTAGTTTTTCTTTGTCGATCAGATCATTATATATCAGACTTCCACGCACATGGATAGGTATACCAATATTTCTGCCAGTATTACTTATTGTCGGCTCTAATGAAGATACACCACGAGGAAATGCAACTTCTTCAAACGGCTGCTGTGAAAATTCTTCTTGAAAATCTCTTATGAATTTCTGAACAGATTGTTCATCTTTATTCATGATGATGTGTAGGGCCTCTTTAATCTTAGCGCGACATATCTGTGGTGTACTTGACTTGACGGCTTCGATACCCATCATCTTCAGTTTGGGTTCTGTATAGCGCACACCTTCGCTGTCGTGGACGTTTAGTATGTAACGTTTCTTCGCAGTCCATATACCCTTATCCGCAATTACTTCTCTGGCCATGATCATCTTCTGATCATAAGCGTTCATTATTACAGCAAGTTCCTTATAACTTTTATCAATAAAGGGTTCGATTGCTTGTCGAGCCACGCGATCAAGAAAAGATACCACTCGTTCCGTTTGTATATCACTCGAACCGTCCTGTAGAATTTTTCCTTCTTCAATGCTCTTATTAATAAGTTGGTCAAAACTAATGTATAACGAGTCCGTATCAGAAGCGACCACGTAATCCACGTCTGTTGTAACCAAGACTTTATTGAGATATTCATTAACACGCCTTTCTATCCATTTAATAGACAACTGGCCAGATAATGTAATAGCTTCAGCCTGTCTAACATCAAAGAATCTAAACCACTTATTACCCAAT